CTGGCCGATCCCATCCAGCCCTTCTGCACGCCTGCCTTGTGGTCCTTGTCGCACTGTTCGCAGTGGCCGTTGCCCCAGATGAGGCTGTAGCACCAGTGGCATTGGTGCGGCTGGTGCTTGGTCATCGCGGCACAACCGTCGCCCGAGGGGTAGTTTACAGGCTCTCTGCATGATGGGCATAGGTCAGTCATTTTCGCCCCACTCCAGCTTCTGCATCACCTTGCCGATACGGTAGTCGATCTTGCTGGCGCTGACGCCTTCATGAAGATCAGCCACGACATCCATGACCAGCTCCTCCAAGATCTCGGCCCGCTCTTCTGCGGCCTGGGCGCGCTTCTTGAGTTCGCGCACCTGCACCGTCAGGCTCATCACCTTTTGCTGGGAGTTGCCAAGCTGCTCGATGAACCAGTCGCTGCGCAGTGGCTCTCGGCCCGGTGGTAGTTTCAGATCGTCGGTCATCGCTTTTTCTCCTGAAGCATCCGCGTCACATGTGCGTTCAAAATGTCCAAAAATTCGTAGCACAAACGCGCATCGCCCTGGGCTGTCGTCACGATCTGGTTTGCCCATGTCTCGCTGTTGATGGTTGTTGCGTTGCGCCGCTGGGCGGCCTCTTGCAGGGCGTCAAAATTGCTCATCCGTAATACTCCTTCCATTCGATCATCCATACGCCCGAGATGCAGAACGGGCCGGTAACATAGACCTCGCTGTAGCCAGGTGTGGCTGACGCCTTGACCTGGTCAGCGCGTGCCTGCGCTTCTGCCTCGGTGGCAAACTGTTCTTTCTGGCTACGCTGTCCCATTGTCTTGCCCCTTCGTCAGTGCGCGCTCAAGCATGTCGAGCAGCGTCAGGATCTCATTCATGTCGTGATGCACGGCGTCCTGCCGCGCCTTGGTGTCGAGCCGCACGATCTCTGCCTTGCGGCGGACGCGCGAAAGGATTTGCTCGGGTGTCGTCATGGCCGCCTCACAGTGCAAGCATGGCGAGAGGGATGGCGAAGATGCAGATCGCGCCGAGGATGTCAGATAGTGTCATGGTGTGTTCTCCCGTGGGTGGTGGTGGGGGCCGAAGCCCCCGGTTGTTATTCGAAGCGGACGTAGCCGAAGCAGTCATCGCCTTCTGGCTTGTAAAGCCCTTGCCGAGACAATGCCGAGAGGTGGGCGCGGAACTCATGCACCGACTGGCCGGGCAGGCGCGCGTTGTCGAGGTAAACTTGGCCCCACTGGTCATCCATGTGGATTTCGACTTCTGCGCGGAGCGATGCGAGGGTTTGTGCGGCTGTGGTCATCTGTGTCTCTCCTTGGCGTGTTGTTCGTTTCTTCACCCCCAACATAATCAGTGTGGCCACATGGTCAAGATGAAAAATTGCGCTTGACCATATCACTGTGGCCACATAGTCTCACCCACATGAACAAGACAAACTACATGAAGGTCCGAGTGACCCCCAAGGAGCAGGCCGAGTGGCGCGAGATCTGCCGCGCGCTTGGCTTAGAGTTCTCGGCTGTCGTGCGAGACACCATGAAACGACGCGCGGCCAGCATCAAACGCAAGCAGGAGGAAGAGCAGTGAAACCTGGCGACATGAACCAGATCGACGAATGGGATCTTGAGAACGGCTGGGCCTGGCGATCGATGCTGTACTTTGGCATCGGCCTGTGCGCGATGCTGCTATGCTCGTTCATCACGGGCGTGTTTTTTGGCTACCTGATCTGGGGCGTGTGATATGAAAATAGAAAACACTTGGGGCAGCGACGCGCGTGGACGCAATAAGCGGGTCCAAGGCGAGGCCACAGCCTTTCGCATCTGGCAAGTCGCAAACGCTGTTGATTGGGACTGCACTATTGTTGAGTGCGCAAGGGCTGCGGGAGTTATTGAAGCGACCGCGAGGCTGGTTGTTAGGAGAAAGGGCTGGATAGGCAGGTTCAATCCTGACGCGGCAAACGAAGCGCGGGCAGGCGGCGCTCGCAAGTATTACGCCAAGCGGTGGCGGCACACACATTCAGACGCTGTTGACGTTTACGACATGATGGAATTGGGCGGATGATCAACGGCAGGAACAAGGGCGCTCAGTTTGAGCGCGATATAGCCAAGAAGCTATACCAGCTACTCGGTGTTAATTTTGCCAGAGACCTCGATCAATACCGCGCAGCCGACCACGGCGACCTGATACCAGACGACCCAGACTTTCCGTTCGTGATCGAGTGCAAACGCTACGCTGCCGGCACGGGCTGCATGCCTGGCTGGTGGGCGCAAGCCTGGCGGGCGGCAGAGCGAACCAAGCTGCTGCCCTGCGTCATCTACAAATACGACAGGCGCGACATCCGCTGCGTGATACCGCTGGGTGCGGTGTTCGAATGCAGCCACGACTACACGATCGAGATGGATCTCGAGACCTTTGCCTACATATGCCGGGAGATCATGGCCGATGACTGAAGATGGATTTCAAAAGCACGGGCTGACCCACCTTAGTGCAAGCTCGATCAATCTGTACGCCAGCGCCCCAGATGTCTGGGTCGCGTCGTACTTGTTCGGACGCAAGACCCCAATGGGTGCAGCTCCCTGGCGTGGGATCTGTGTCGAAGACGCAGTCGTGCAGACCCTGATGGGCGACAGTGAGACAGCCGCGATCGATAAGGCGCTCGAAAAGTTCGACAAGCGCTTTCCGATCGGCGACGAAAAGACCAGCGCAGAACGCCGGCGCATCCAGCCGATGACGCAGCTTGCCATCGAGGAGTTGATGGAGTTTGGCAAGCCGGAGTTCCCGGAAGATGAGGAGCATCCGCAGGAGAAGATCTCGATCACCGCCAAGGGTGAAGGCTGGTCGATCCCGGTGATCGGCTACCTCGACCTGGTCTTCCCGCAGCACGGCGTCGTGATTGATCTGAAAACCACAGGCCGCATACCATCGACCATGTCGGCAGAACACCAGCTTCAACGGGCTATTTATGCCAAGGCGAAGGGTAATATGAGTGTGCGTTTTCTCTACGTCAGCGAAAAGAAAACCAGCATGCTGGAAGACGGCGACCCGACCGAGCTGCTGGCGCAGGCCAAGGTGCAGATCAGCAGGATGGAAGCATTCCTGCGACACTGCGACAAGGAAACAGCCAGGGCGATCGTGCCGGTGCAGCCCAGCAGTTTCTACTGGCAAGGCGCGGAAGATCTGCGCAAAGAATTTTACGGCATCTAAGCCGTAGATCCGACCGGGCGGTTCCCGGTTTCCAATGTGCCATCATGCACAACACGACAAGGAGACTACCAATGTTTGAACTCGACACAGGATCAAGCGGCGTCGGCGGCCCGTTCCTCCAGTGGTCCGCACGCGGAACGCAGGACGGCAGCGTGGCAGCCAGGAGCTTTTACATCCGCGACGGCTCGGACAAGAAACCCTACGACGGCAGCAAAGGCATGGTCTTGGACATCGCCAAGATGAAGACCGGCTGGCAAAGGTCGGAAGGCATCGCAGGCGTAGCGCCTGAGTGGAAGTGGAACCCAAGCGTCAGCCAGATGATGCCCAGCCCTGGCGAAGACTGGAAGAAAGGCTTCAGCATTCCAGTTGCCACCGGCGGTGGCGCCACGGCAACTTGGGAGCAGGCAGGCACGGCAGCCTGGCAAGCCCTGGTCGATCTGGCACCGCAGCTGCAGCAGCAGCCCAGCCCAGATCAGCTGCCGATGGTGCGTCTGACCGACACGAAGGCCATGCAGTTCAAGCGCGGCTCAACTGTCAGCCCGGTCCTGACGATCGCAAAGTGGGTGCCGCGTCCTGACGCCTTGAAAGACGGCGCAGCGGCAGGCATTGCCATCGAGCCGCCAGCAGCCAAGCCAGCACCTGCCCCGGTTGCACCTCCCGCGCCGGAGACTGTTGACGCTGACGATCTGGAGTTCTGATCATGGCTTTTGTAAAGTTTCAGACCGTGTTCAGTGATTACTACTTTCCCGAGCATAAAGTTTTGGAGATGGTTGTCACCTCATCAGACAATCCGGAGAGGGGTCCGCACATGACCATAATCAAGAGCATAGGAAGTGACGGTGTGCTGCAAGAGGACAAGTTCTACAGCGAACCTGTCTTCGTCTAAGCCAGAAAAAAACCCCGGCGGGAAGGAGACCGCCGGGGTTAGTTGAGGGAGGACACAGGGCCATGACGCCCTATAAGAAGAGGTTACCATGCAGCCAGATCCACAGCAAGCCGATCAATCAGAGGTCGCGAATTTCCTGCGCGTCATCACCGACGGCTGGCAAGACATAGCAGACGAACAGCCGCAGCTCGAGCTGCGCTGCATCGGCCTGGGCGGGCAGGTCTCGGTCAGCCGGTTTGCACACAACAACATTGAAGAAGCCGCGCAGCACGCGGTCGCCATGAACGAACACAAGCGCAACGTCTACGCCTGCATCAACCCGATTAAGCCAGACGCCGATCGGCGTGGCGCCAAGGATGAGGACATCCTGGCCGCGTTCTACTGCTTTGCAGACGCAGACAACAGCGACAGCATGCGCAACGTGACAGCCTTCGCAGGCCCGAAGTTCACGATGTCCGTCAGAACAGGCACGGTGCCATACTTGCGCGGCCATGCGTACTGGCGCCTCGAAGAGCCAGTCAGAAACCTGCAAGCCTGGAAGGCCGTGCAGAAGAACATCGCCGGCACGCTCAAGACCGATGAGACAGTGGTCAACCCAAGCCGCATCATGCGCGTGGCTGGCACCATGTCCTGGCCGCCAGAGCGCAAGCGCATGAAGGGCTACATCCCAGAGCTGGTGACCATGCGAACGCAGTTCTCGACCGACCGAGATCCCGTGCCGTTCGAACGCCTGATGCGTGCCTTTCCAGAGCCTGAACGTACAAACGCCGTACAGGATGTAGCCTCTGGGCTACAGATCGACCTCGGGCAGCAGGCGATGGACCGCGCAATGGCCGAGGCCGACATCATGGCCGGCAACAACTGGCATCACAACGTCGTACGCCTGGTCGCAAGCTACGTCTCACGCGGCCTGACCGACGCAGAGATCCACGCCCTGACCGATCGTTTCACGATGGCAGGCTACACGATCGAAGACACCAGGATCGAGGTGCAGACCGCCATTGACGGCGCCAGGGCCAAAGGCTACGCCCCGACACCAGACCCAGTGACCGAGCGCATGGCGGCGCAAGCCGTACAGGCAGCCACGCAGGACGATCCCGAGCAAACCTGGCCCACCCCAGTGCAAGAGATCAACCCGGCTCTACTGCCGCGTCGTCGCTGGGTCTACGACAACGTGTACATCAGGTCGTACCTGACCGTGACAGCGTCGGCAGGCGGCATCGGCAAGACCAGCCTGGCGCTGGCAGAGGCGATCGCCATCTCCACCGGCAAGCCGATCCTGCAGCGTCCCGTCAGAGAGCAGACCAACGTCTGGGTGATCAACCTCGAAGATCCCAGGGCCGAGATGAACCTGCGCCTGGCGTCCCTGATGCAGCACTACCACGTCAGCCACGCAGACCTGGCAGGCAGGCTGTTTATCGACGGGGAAGACGACATCCAGATCACCTTGGCGGCAGAAAGTAGGGACGGCGTGATCACCAACGACGCGCTGCTCGATTTGATGACAGCCAAGATCAAGCAGCACAACATCGGCTGCGTGATCGTCGATCCGTTCGTCTCAGTGCATGCCGTGAACGAAAACAGCAACGTCCACATCCAGATGGTGGTTGCCATGCTGCGCAAGCTGGCACGCGACACTGACTGCGCTGTCCACCTGGTCCACCATGTGCGCAAGGGCAACGGTGACGACGCCACAGTAGACAGCATCAGAGGCGCCAACGCCCTGATCGGCGCAGCCAGAGCAGCCAGGGTGATCAACCGCATATCAGCCGACGACGCCATGCGCCTTGGCATCGAGGAGGAAGAGGCATCAGGCCTGTTCCGCATCGATGACGCCAAGGCCAACCTGGCAGCGCCGGCAGACAAGGCGCTCTACATGCGCACGATCGGCGTTGAGATCGCCAACGGCGAGTGGATCGGCACGGTGATACCAGTCACGCTGCCAGACCTGTTCGACGGCATCACGGTCAAGCAGACCAGGCAGGTGCAGCAAGCCGTCGAGCAAGCCGGACAAGATGAACCACTGCGCAGCAACGTGCAAGCCAAGCGATGGGTCGGACACACGATCGGCGAGATCCTCGACATCGACACGAACGACAAGCACGGCAAGGCCAGGGTCAGCGGCATGATCAAGCAGTGGCTCAAGACCGACGTGCTGCGCATCGAGACGACCAAAGACGGCAGACAAGGCCGCGAGACCACCATCGTCGTGGTGGGCAAGATAATAACCAGAGAGGAGGCCGGACTATGACCGCCAACAAGCTACCAACATACACCAAGGCAGAGGCACACCGCCTCGAAGACATATACCTAAATGGGTATAAAGCCGAAGGCCTCATCGGCAGCGGCAAGGTGCCAGCCAACGACAACATCAAGCGCGGCGCGTTCAACGTCACGCCAGCCGGCAAAGCCAGACAGGCGAAGGCAACAGCCGACAAAGAGAGAGCCTACCAGCTCCTGGCAGAAGGCCACGACACAGTCAAAGCCGTCCGGCTGATCATGAAACGCACCGATACACCCGTGCGCAGATACTTCCAGCAGCTCGAAAAGGAAGGCCGGATCGAAGCGATCGAGAAGAAAGAAGGCGGTGTTTTCAGATGGCGGGTGAAGCAGACCATTTCCTCGCTTTCCTCACCTGTTCCTCACCTTGAGAGGACAGGTGAGGACCAACAAAACAAGGGCAAACATGCGTAGGATCCTCACCTGTTCCTCACCTTTAAGGATGAATGCAACTAAAGAGCTGAAAGTATCGAAATTACCTCCTCACCCCTCCATACCTATAGGTAGAGGTGAGGAGGAACCCCACGCAACGAAACGCACGGGCAGGCACCTAAACGGCGTTGGCACCCAAGGCTGCCAACACGCCATTCGTTTGGTCGGTGCCTCTCCCTCACCCCCCTCGCTTCGCTCGCCCCTGGCGGGGGTCGGGGGTGAGGACCGGCACCTCTCGACAGGGAAACCAAAATAAAGGAGGTTCGAACATGACAGATAAAAAAAGACCCAAGCGGCCAGTCAGACAGCGCAAGTCCGATCGTATGCTACACTCGGGTGTGACGCAGGAAGAGATCCGATGCGACCATGCACTCGCCCCGTTCGATCACATGGCGCATCAGATGGATCTGAAATGGGGCGTCGATCGGCTCGTTGAGCTGGTAACGCCAGAGATGGCCGAGAAGTATGGCAGCGCAATGGCCAAGCTGAATGCTGCAATCGAAGCCAATGATCCAGAGCAGGTCAGTTTGCGGGCCGGCGTTTGTATGAGAGGTATGGAGGCGATGGACCAGGCAGCCACACAGAGCGGCGCTGAGCCTGCGTCCAGGGATGTGTGGTTGGTGCAGGCCGACGGCAGAGAGTTCGGGCTGCTGCGCGATGCTAGAGCCTGGCAGAGCGTGCAGAAGAAGCACCCAGGTTTGCGGTTGCTGACGGAGCGCGAAATGGTCCTGGCGATCGAGATGTATCAAAGGTCGCTGGCCGGGCAGATGGTCGAGCAGGTGAAGAGTAGTTTTCCGCAGGCCGACGTGATAAAAATTCCCAACGACAACCTAGAAGATGAGATCCCATTCGGATGAAACGCGCAGACATACTGGCCACGGCCAGCGAATATGTGACAATCGATCGAGCAGCCACGCACGGTGATGCGGAGGACAATTTCCGCCGGATTGCCGAGCTGTGGAGCGCATACCTTGGTGTGCATGACATCACGTCGATTGATGTGGCCGTCATGCTGGCCTTGCTGAAGGTTGCCCGGATCAGATCAAACCCAAATCATGCAGACAACTGGATCGACATCGCAGGCTATGCTGCCTGCGGTGGAGAGATAGCGACAGGAGAGTAAGATGAGCGAAGAGAAGAAGCCCAAGCAGAAATACGTCAGGGTCACAAAAGCGCTGATGGCAGACATCGCTGAGCGATTGGGCCAGGGAGAAAGCCTGCTGCGCATCTGCGACGAAGAAGGCATGCCGGCATACTTCGCAATCACCAAGGCTGTGATCCGCGATCCCGAGCTGTATGAGATCTACCGGCAAGGTCGTGTGTTGCAAGCTGAGTACTATGCCGATCGGATCAACAGCCTGGCCGAAAGCCCGTTGCCGACGACGCATGCCGACGGCACGCCGTGCGATGCTCGATGGCTCGGTGCTGAGATCCAGCGACGCAAGCTCGAGGTCGATACACTTAAGTGGACGTTTGCACGCACACAGCCCTATGGCCTGCGCGACAAGAAGGAAGATGCACCACAGCAGTCGGCCATCACGATCAGCTGGGCTGGTGGTGACGTTGCTGTCAGCGGCAGCGACTGAGCCTTGTCGTCCTATATATCACACAGGCTGAGTTGCAATCTACGCGCGGGTAGCTCCGCCTCTGCCGTGATGCCTGGCCCCGGCACTAGATGTTGTGTTGATGCCCCGGTTTCTGGACGCCAAGCGGCTAAGCCTTTGATATCACTGGCTTTGCGACTTAACATAATACGCATTACAGGATAAGAACGTTCCAATTCAGGGGGCCGGACCCCCCCCCTCCCCCAAACCGCCCGCCACTTTCTAGTGCGAT